GTAAGTTTAAAGCCATACTTGACTTCCTTTCATATGTGTTGTATAATATTATAAATAGTTAGTATAAGGTTCAAGATACATGCCTATAAAGGGAGAACATAAACCTATAATTTACATTATTGATAATAATGGATGTTTTATTTGTACATCTCATTCAAAAAGTAATGGTTATCCACAAATAAAACATGAAAATTTCAAAACTAGTAGATTAAATAGAATAATATTAGAAGAAAAATTAGGAAGACCTATTAAAGAAGGATATTTATCATGTCATACTTGTAATAATAAAGGGTGTATTAATCCTGACCATTTATACGAAGGAACTCCTAAAGATAATAGTAGGGATGCTATAAAAGATGGTGTTAGAAGTATTCCAAAGGTATTATTTAAAGCAACTAGAATGTATGATAATAAAAATTTTACTAGATTTAACCAACTAAAATTTTCTATTAAGTATGGTTTAAATAAATCATGTGTAGCAAACTGCTTATCAGGACTTCAAAAAATTCATAAAGGTTGGAAATTCACCTACTTGTAGGTTCATTTAGTTGGTCTCCCATATAATTTCATGTTGACATTATACTTAATTTGTTCAGGGGTTAGTCTAGTAGGCATTGATAGTTGTTCATTTTCTGCTGCTAGTATTGAGGGTATTGAAGGTATTGACGACAACGCAGGTTTAATAGAGCCTTTAAAAGGTATTCTATTTAGCTTTGCCTGCTCCTCTGTAGTAGCTTTTGAGTTAATTAAATAACTTTTTATTATATCTGCTAATTTCATTTATAACCTACCTAACTATAAATAACTATAAATAACGATATTTATTAAGAACTCTATTTAAATATGATTTTGCATGTAAAGGATCAATACTTCCTAACATATTAGCTAATTTCATTTCATTTTGCATAGAAGCTTGTGATTGTAGAGCTTTCTGTTGAGCTCTATGAGCATCTAATGTTTGATTAAATTGATTAGCTTGCTGATTAGCCTGTTGTATTGCTATTTGGTTCTTTACATTTTGTTGATTCTGATTCACTTGCTGTAATGCTGTTTGTCCGCCTAATTCAGCTAGTGCTTGACCCATACCATAGTTTACTTTACCAATGTCCTCAGTAGCTACTGAGGAGCCAAACAACCCTCTTGAATTTAAAGCATTAGTTGCTTGTCTTACTAAATTACTATAGTTGTTCTGTAACTTACGTTTTTCATTCTCTTGTATTATATCAAAATTTTTATTATTATCTGGAATAGAATAAGTATATGGATTAGAAACATTATTCCTACCATAATTAAAAAAATCCGCCATTATGTATTACCTCTTTATCCGTTATAATCTCTGTTATCATTACTATCAAGGAATATTAACCCTTCCAATATGTAATCTTCTTCTGCTGTATCTGTTTTAATACCACATTGAATTATACACCATTCGTCAAGTATATTTACTGTAGTCATTACATAATCATTAACTACAGAAGCATCCCCCACTCCTATTTCAGTTTGATTTAATACATAATAATTATCCTCTACTGTAATATCNTCTACATCTATTTCAGAGGGATCATAAAAATCTCCATCATAAGCTGTAGTAAACTTAAATTTATTTACAGATTTAGCATTCATTATTAACTGTATTACTTCATAGTTTGATTTTAACCTTTGTGTTCCTAATCTTAAAGGATTAAATTTAAATTCAGATACTATTGGATTTGTATCAAATAAATTTCCAGTATCCTCTTGATATATTTTACCTGTAGAAGTTGCACTATAGATTTTACCCCTAAATTCACATGCACAAGTAACAGGATTTGCTTCTCTTCTATAACAAGATACTGTTTTATTTTTTGTATAACTTTCAAAATTAATAATCCATGCTCTGTAAATACCCTCTTTATTCTTTACAGGAATGTAAGCCCATATCTGCTTTCTTTCAGGGTATGTTACAAGATTAATTTCATTTAACCTAAATGTATCTATATCTATTAAATTATTTTGTATTAATACTGTTAAAGCATCAGCAATTCTTACCTGAGCCATATCACCAGTATACTCAATAGGAAATAATCCATTATTCCATAAATACAATTTATTATCTATTTTAGTTACAGCATTTTTACTTTTAACACCTGTATCACTATAATGTTGAAAATTCCAACTAGTATTATCCGAGCCACTTAATAAATAAATATCTGTAGTAGTAACTATGATCATATAATTAGAAAATACATGAAGTGAGGTTATCTTACCGTTAAAGTTATCTTTATACCCTGCATCACCTTCATATGTAGTTGTATCCCATGCAGTTAAAGTATTTGCAGCACTCCATGCTAATAAATTATCTCTTGCTAAAAATATTCGCCCTGAAAAAGAAACACCGCAAGTAGGATATTTATTATATGTATTATAAAAAGTAGTTTGTGTTATTGTAGTTCCATCATCGTTTAAATAATAAGCATCATTCTCTCCATTACATACTATTAATTTATGCTGAAATTGAAAGAAATAAGGTTTAGAAGAGGTTGATAACCCTGTATTAACAGAAACATATGTACTTGTAAGAGGTTCTACTGAATAGTGCTTACCATCATCACATATTGCATGTAAAGAGAAATCTCCATTCAAATCTTCATGCTCTCCCATCCCTAATACTTTAGAAGGGAGGGTGAGCTTTAATTCTTGACCTCTGGCTCTTCTAACAGCTCCTTGGAATATATCTGCATTAACAGAATCATTAAAGTATAAAATTTTTGTATCATTAAATCCTAGTTGACTGTTTAATCCACCAAAATCTAAATAAGAAATATCTGGCATTATAATTTTTCTCCTAATCTTATAGGGATATTAACTAAATGTAAATTTAGGTTTATTACCTATACTACCTCTATTTTCAATTTCAATATCTCTGATAAAAGAAGAATACAACTCATTATATTTAGAAAGTTTAGGTGGATTAGAAAAATATAATTGTCTTAAAGAATGATATTCTAAAACTTTATGATACCTACTAGGAAAATTAGGTTCATCTGTTTCATACTCAAAAGTATATTTATATTTTTCTACTGTTGAATTAACATTATGTGTGTTTACTAAATTAGTTGTTAATGTAACATAATCTCCTTCTGTTATAGAGGATATTATACCTGTTTCTTCTAAGCTACTAAAAGGATCTATTACTATAATATCTCCTATAACTAATCCTACAGTACTTGCAAGATAAACTTTATCTTGTCCTGCACTTGAAGAAGCATCTAATAAATGAACCTCTTTAACAAGTTTATCTGTATTACATATTACTGTTATATTATAAACTGCATCAGGTATGGGGTAGAGTACTATTTTATCATCAAATATAGTGTACTTAACAGGTACACTTGTTGCAGTTGTATTCAAAATTAATTCATCTGGATCTGGTTCAAAATACAATTCACTTTTATTTATAGTTAAATTTTTAATAATACCGTAAACATGTTGATATTTATTGAAATTAACTATAGTATTAAAACTTTGTTTTTTACTTCTAAAGTTGTGCTGGCTTAGCAAGATAAACTCTTCTAAGGAATTTATTAAAGCATCTTTTATTCTATCATACCTTTTATTAGATACAGCAGAAAAATCAACAGGAGCTTTACCTAATTTAATTCTCGATAAATTTTGTATTAATTGTAAATAATTTGACATATTGATCTCCTAATGAGTCCTAAGTTATAAAAAAATAAAGGGTAATATTAATACTACCCTTTATTTCACAATTATTAATCTTCTATACCTACCATAGCATATTCAAATTTTATTCTATATACACCATGAACAATTCTTCCATCTCTTGCATCGCCTTTTTTAGCAATCAAATTTAATCTATCAGGATGTTTTATAGGGAGTAATGATAATGTTTTTACACCTGAAAAATTAAAACTTTTACTTGTTTTATTGTTAAATATGTTAAAAATACAGTTATCTATAGCCACTCCATTTAATACTTCAAAAGGGACTACTCTAGGATCTCTATAATTTGTAATTTTTACTTTTTTCTGTTCTTTTTGTCTTAAAACTATTTCTTCCTCAGTAACATCTTGAGAAAGTTCCTCAAGTAATTGTTTTTTCTGTTCTAATGTAAGTTCACTTTTTGAGCTCATTATTGATTTTAAATCAAATTCTTTTTCATTATTGTTTTTAGTATTAACCATTTTCTTTATTCTCCTCATTATTTATTATTATAAAAGAAATATATAAGGGGATATATTTCAATCCCCCTATATTTATAGAGAGTTATTAACTTATGATAAAGTTAATGTTAAAACTGCGATTCCTTTTTTCTGTGTTACGCATGAACCGTAAACATAAAGACCAGAAACAACTGTACCAAATGAACCTGCTGGCATTGTATCTTTAGTTACTTCAACAACTTGTGAAGCAAAAGCGATAGCATTTTTATTACCTGCAAGTACATAATATGTACCATTGTCGTCTGATGCATTGTTTGATTCAAATATGTTCATACCAGCTATTCTAGCGATAGAACCATCTGTTAAGTTTTTCTCAGAAGCTGCTGAACCACCTTGGATGAATTCAGGAGATTGTCTTAACAAGTCAGCTATATCCATAGGAAGAACAACCCATGGTTTCATTGCAGAAGTAACACCAGCTTTTTTAAGAACTGTTGCTAAACTTGAAAGTTTACTATAAATGTTGTCTTTAGTTACTACAGAAGTTGCGATTATGTTTCCAGCATCAGCATCTACTACGTGGGAAAGTAATCTTGTATCTTTAGCAAGGTCAATACCTATTTTAGCTTGTTCTAAGAATCCTGCAATCAAGTCAAGATCAGATTGAGCTTTATTAATGCTGTCTATTTTGAAACTGAATTGCTGTGCTTGATCAATAGCTAAAGGAATTGTAGTAGCTGTTAATTCAGTAGTAATTTTAGTTCCTGTATAAGGGTTAACTGTAACTCCACCTTCAAAACTTCTAATGTGAACTACACTGCCTTCATTTTTAATTTCACCTGTATAAGAGGTATTTACTAAAGGTAACATAACAGAGTTTTTATTAAGAACTACTGCACATTGTTTACTATAAACCTCTGAACTGAAATTGGATAAATCTTGAGTCATTTTTCATTCTCCTTAATTTGTTAAACTCTAATTACTTAATTAATCCTTGATTCATCTGACGTTCTATCTCATTTCTATGTTTAGTAAAATAAGCATCAGACATTTTATTGATATCTGCATTAGTATATATTTTCTGTGAATTACCATTTGAAGGAATTGGGGTAGATCCCATCATTGCTTTTTTCACAGAAGCAGATTGTTGTTGCAATATCTCCTTATTTACATTTAAGGCTACTGCTTCGCTAACTAGCTTTTTAAACATATCAGCTACACCTTTGTCAAAAGCTGATATCTCTTTTATATTATTTAAAACATGTGCTACAGCAGGATTTTCTTTCTCTAATGGTTTTATGTAATCATCCCATTTAAATATATCTTCCTTTTTTTCTTCCATAAGATTTTTATAATTAATTTCTTTTTCAAGATTATCTAACTTAGGATTCCATTTCTCCTCTAGTGCTTGATATTCTTTTAAGAAATTTTTAACATCTAATGGTGATAAACTACTTAGGAAAGCATCATAATCCTCTGTTTTAATACCATGTTCTAATGCTTCTTTTGCTGTATACTCAGCATAATAATGTTCTTCTCTACCTGTTTCTTCATTCATTACTGTAATGATAGGTTTATTGGCTTTTTTAAGATACCTGTCAGCCATATCATTAAAATCTCTTTGAACATCTTGTTTAGTAGCATTGAACTCTTGTGAAGCTTCTTTTATAGTTCTTTCTGTAAAGTTATTTTCTGTACTACTATAAGTAGTATTTTTTTCTGAATTAGATACATCTTCTCCTATCTTCTCTTTAGTAATAGGTTGTTCTTTAACCCCATAATTTTTTTCCTCTTCTTCAAGGGGATCTAATTCTTCATTAGAATCTTCTTCATTAGAATCTTCTTCATCAGGATTACCTTCTTCAAGAGAATCTAGTTCATTAGAATCTAGTTCATTATAATCTAGTTCTTCTCCATTAAAATTTTCTTGATCTAATGTTTCATCCATTTTAAATTTCTCCTCATTAATTTACTAATTAGTTCTCTTATCTAAAATAGAAACTTTTCTTTTAGCATGGTCAAACACTTCTTTAATACCTGCATTAAATGCTATATCTTTTTCAGTAGCATGCTTAGTTACTGAATTAAATATCTCTCTTATAAAATATTCTTCCAGTACTTTCCATCCAGGTGTTTTACAAGTAAAATCCATAGCTTCTATTTTTAATTTCTCCTCATTACTAAGATTCACATTAACCTCCTTGAGTTAAAGGGTCTGGTTCTTGATTTATTGATTCTAGGTTAATACCACCATTAGTAATTTGTGATTGTATTTCTTGATTTAACTCTGGTATACCTTGAGCATTTTTAGGCAGACTCCTTACATTAAGCTGTTCTTCTTGTTGTATTTCTTCTTGTAGGATTAATTTATCTGAATTTACTATATCAAAACTATTTCCTATAATTTTAAGTAATTCCTTAGCAGATAAAGTACCTTGATTTGTTGCTTGCATATAAGGTGCTAAAGAGCTTAATAATTTATCCATCAATTGTAAATTATTTAATTTTTTAGCAGCACTGTTTTGTGGTTCATTTACCTCATATGAATATTTAGCGGTTCTTATAGTATCGTCTACAACACCTATAGAATTTTCTCCTAGGTGGTTTACATACTTAATTCTTCTTTCACCTTCCTCTGTATTAGCAATTACCTGCCCTATCTTTTCAGCCATAGGGAGTATAATTTCATCATACAATTTATCAAGTTCAAAAGATGATAAAGTATTCTGTGCTTCTGTTACTATTTGAACCTCTCCTAAAGTTTTACTATGTTTAGGTGAATCACCAGAACCATATTTAAACCTTAAAGTAGCTTCTTCCATCTCACCTTTAAGATATTGTAAATAAGCCATTGATGCATTTAATGCATTCTGGAAATCTAAAGGAATTAATTTACCTGCATCTTCTACAGTTCTCTTAAACTCTATAATAGCATTCTCTGCAATTTCTAGGGCTCCTGAAAATGCTCCCTCAGGAGCTAAATAACATTTATTAATTGATAACCCTAATGCTCTGTGTAGTTTTCTAAGTACATCTGTAGTAGCTTGTGATAAATTTATTAGTCTTGTAATCAAGCCTATTCCCCTACCTGTTTCTTCATCAACATCATAAGGGCAGTATAAGTATTGTGATGATAGTTGAGGGTTATACATAAAACATGCTACTGCTGTTCTACCAACTATTACTATTTTCATATTTTCATATAAATCATCATCTATATAAATATCACCTTCAAATTCTATTACTTCTAATAACTTACCTTTAGTACCTTGTACGTTATCATAATCATAGTCTTTATCTAAATTCTGATTATCTATTTTACCTGTTTTAACAAGATCACTTAATTTTTCTAAATCATCTTTATTAAGAAAGTCTTTATAAACTACATTACTTTTAATTTCATTAAGGGGTAAATACACTCTACTTAATTTAGGAGCATCTTTAAAATTATCATAGCTTGTATCCCACAGAAAGTCCTTAGGATCTATGCATTTTATTTTAACACCATCATAAACTAATTCTTTAGCAACTATCTTTTTATTCATTTTAATATCAATATTATTTTCATTGTATTGAAATGTAGTATTTTTTCTACTTAAATTATATTCTTGATTCCATGTTAACTTAAGTATGAACTCTCCCTTTTTATAAAAGTTTTTAACACCTTTACGAAATTCTGATTTAGCATCTGCTTTTTTAATTACATCAAGTATAACTTGTTTTTGTATTAAACATCTACTAACATTATCTACTTTTACTTTATCTTCTGAGGATTCTTCTTCCTCATGTGAAAATAAAGTATTTTGATAACTACCATCTTCTGAGAATTCTACTAATTCAGTATTAAAAAGTAGTGTAGGGTTTTTAAAAGTACTGTTATATGTTTGAGATACAGCTGTATCTAATATTTTTATAATAGATGAGTCTTTAATAAAAGGTATTAATTTATCATCATCTTTTGCAACAGTTTTATCTTTAGGGCTAACCATACTTTCTACTATATCTATTAAATTTATCTGTCCTTGTCTATCATTATTTAATGTATCAAACAATTCTAATATAGAGGTTTTTATTTTAGCATCATCAGCTTTATTATATTTTACCTCAGTATTTACTTCTATTATATTACTAGTAATATCCATTTATAATTTTTCCTCAACTTTTTTAAGTACATATAATAATTAACATCTCACTACATTAGCTACTGTAAATTTACAGTAGCTATACATAATGTAAATATATTGCTCTTAAACTATTAAATACATAGTTTTCATTATGCTTCGTTATCCTAATTATATAGTAACTGCTAAGCTATGTTATTAAGCAATTTTTATTTATCTTTGTTTTTTCCAATCCTCTACAATATTATTATTAGATGGTTTGTCGAAAGTACCAGATTCAATTCCATCATAATAGTTAACTGCATAACTCATGCTGTCAAATGCATGTTCTAGAAAGATTAAATCAGAATCCTCTTTTATATCAGATGTTGAAAACTTTTTAAAATCCTCTGTACCTTGTACTAACTCTAACATCTTCATTGTTTTTATTGCTATAGGACATGTATTAGGGTTAATATATATATTTCTTTCCCCTGTTAAAGGGTTTAAAATTTTATAATTCCAACTATAATATCTATTCTTTCTAGAACCATTAGAGCTTTTTACATCTAACCTATATAATTTTTTATACCCATTTCTCCTATTAACAATATTATCTGGTAGATATCCATTTAAGTGTAGACAATTTACTATTAAATCATAATCTGTACCAGATACAGCAGATGTTTTCCTAGCATTACCAGAGGCATCTCCATTTATTACTATAGTACCAGGGTGTTTATATTTATTTAAAACACTCTGTATCATTCTACCTGTATCTATATTCTGGAAACAAAATTGATCAAAGTAATAATAAGATTTAGTATCTTTATGTAAACAGAACCAAGCCTGTGATCCTATGTTAAAATCCATAGTAATATGTAAATCTTGTGATTCTAGATACCTACATGCTATTTCATTTTCTTCTGTATAATATTTTACTACTTTTGAGTTATCATGTTTAGGCAGTAGTCCTAAATATATCTCATCATAATCATCTGGGTTATTTTGTTTAATACTCTCTGCATCTTTTTTAATAGCATCTGAAATGAAAGGATTATCTTTATAAGTTGAATGAATATAAAGATAATTATCTTTATAAGTATTTTTAATGTAACTAGCTACGTCATTCTCTTTTAAAGGATTATAAGTAAAATATAACTTAGAATCTGCTTTTCTTATTGTTGGGTTTAGTATTTTAAATGCATATGTAGTTAATGATTGAGCCTCTTCAAAATATATACGATCAAAGCCTTCATAAGACCTTACAGAGTCTACTGTAGTGTCATTAACCCCTATAAAAACTATTTGAGATCCTGAGATGTTACAAACTATTTTTGTTCTGTAAACTGTCCATGGTAAATTATATTTCTTTATAGCACTTTTAAACAATTTGTGAGAGGAATCATCTAACCTACTACCAAATTCTCTTATACAGAGTAAATCATGATATTCTCTAGTTAATTCCTCTAGTAATAGATGAACTAAAAACCAAGATTTTCCTGAACCTCTTCCCCCTGAGAGTAATATGTATCTACCTGTATAATCAAAAACAGGCTCAAATATAGCTGGACATTCCCAATTAAACTCTAATACAGCCATCTTTATCCTCATTTATCCTCATTTAAAATATTATACTATTTAGTAGGGCTTATAATATTTCTAATTACATTAAATGTAATTTCTTTCTCTGAGGTTAGATTAGTATCTATAGATACTTTCTTTAATCCAGACATATCTATAATAAGCTTAGCAGCTGATATAATATCTCTATCATTAGTAGAGGTAGTAATGATTCTCTCTAAGTTATTTAAAGATTTTATTAATATACCATCAATTTTTACTTTATGGTTATGTAATATAACCTCTGTTTGCTGAGCCTTCTCGTTAGTCCATTTATATTTAAAACCTTTATTATAAATTTGTTCTCTAGGAATACAATATTTCTCTTCTAATTCTTTAGGAGTATATCCTAGTAAATAGTCCGCTTTTACTTTATGCCATGGTCTAGCTTTATTACTCAATTTATATCTCCTTTAATTATTTAATAGTAAATTAAAATATAAGCTTAATTGAAAAAAATATAACTTTTTAAACATATAAGCTATTAAAGAGCTATTATATTATAGAGCAAGAAAAAAGCCTTAATAATAGGAAAGGAGAACTCTATTAAGGCTTAGCAGCTGTTGAAATCAGAAAAGAAGTTTTATGCTTATATAATTATATTATCATACATATTTTATAATGTCAATACCTTTAATTAAATAAATTTCTAATAACTATTCTAACATAAATTTCTTTACCTTTTACGAAAGGATTATTTAATCTTTTAATAATCTCAAATTGTTCTGGAATATGACTCTTCATGATAGTAATAGGTACTCCCATGCATCCTTTATAATCACAAGGTATATCTTTTATTTTATCTACGTTAATAGCATTATAATTATCGTATAAAGGATATTCTTTAGCATTATATTCTTTATATAAAATTAACTTTTCAGTACGCTTATTATGAGTTAAATTTGTAAGCCATGAAATATTCCCAAATTTTTTCTTACTTCCATCTGGTTCTACAAATTCTTTTGGAAAAGAAACTCCTAACCATAATTTATTTTCTTTTATTAATTTAAAAATTTCCTTGTATTTAATTGCATTTTGATTTCCTATAACTAAAAAGGATTTATTATAATCTGCTAGTTGTTGTATGAACTCTCTAAATAAACTAAAGGGAGGGTTAGTAACTACTATATCAGATTCTTTTAATATTTCAATGCACTCTTTACTTCTAAAATCGCCATCACCTTGTAACAAGGTTTTAATAGTGTCTAATTTATTAATTTCTAATTTATAAGATTGTTCTCCTCTACTATAATAAGTAGAGATTAATTTTTTTAATCCTAAATGTTCAAAGTTAGACTTAAAATACTTCCAGTAGTTAGATTTCTCAGGATCATCACAGTTACAAAATACAATTTTGTTTTTAAAGTGTGCTTTGTAATGTTTCAGTTCATTTTCTATGTCTTCTAATTTAGTATAGAACTCATCATTCTTTTCTTTCTTAGCTTTTTTCAAATTTGTATTACTACTCATACTGTTATCCTTACTTATATAAGCTTATTAGTTATATTTATTATAATTCTTATAATTTCTGTAATAATTTTATTTGTATTATATAACTGCTATATACCCTAATATACATGTATCACATCTGATAGTATGCATTTATATATAATATGTATATTATGCATATTATATTAATGTACTATTATAGTGTTCAGATTTATTTTTACTTAACAAGTCTAACATTTCTAATCTAGGTTTAAGGTTTGATCTAAATTCCTTTTGTTGAGCTAAGGTTGAGTTCTCAAACAACCTACACTCTTTCCTTTGAATATTACCTCTTGTGCTTAATGTATCATTAAATATGGGAGATATAAATGTACCTAGAGGGTTATTGCAAAAGTCTTTAATAACTCCAGAGTCACCAAAAGTATAGGTGCTGTTAAATCTCTTATCTTTATCCTCTGTAAGCTCTTCTGTAAGCTCTGTAAGCTCTTCTGTAATATCTTCATTATAATATTCCTCTAGTATTGTTTTAGCTCTAACTTTTAATTTAATCTTTTTATATCTTTTAATATGCTTTTTAGTCATATAATTAAAACCTCACTTATAATTTATATTAATTAACTGTTGTATAACTACAATATTTACCAGAACCCTTTTTAACTATTAGTCCCTGTTTTATTAAATCGTTTATAACTCTTAAAACTAAATTTCTACCTACTTTATAAAAGTCTTGTACTGATTTAGCATAAAATGATAAAGGTGCTTCCTTACTATCCGATAAAAGATATATTAGAGATGTTTTAATTGTTTCATAACTATGTTTAAAATCTTTTACTATAGCTTTAGTTTTAAAATCTTCTACTATATCTTTAGCTTTAATTTCTGCCTCTTCATATATACCCTCATCTACTAGAAAAGATTCTAGGCTAGAACCATGATGATTTACTACATCTGTACTCACTACATCTGTACCTATTACATTTGTCTTTAATAATGACTTTAGAAAGTATGTTAACTCTGCTAGGCTGTGGTTATCTAATTGTAGTACAAGTAATTTTTTAATCTCCTCCTTATCAAATGTAAATTCAATTTCCTCTTCATTTTCATTTGTAAATTCATTTTTAGTCATTTAAATATCTCCTCTATTTTTAACCTAATTTAAAATATAATTATTTTTATAATTATTTTTTATTATTATATTTTAAATATAACTTAATATAACTTAACATAAAAATATAAAAGGATTGACATTATAAAATATATATACTATATTAAAAATGTAATAGTAATAGAGGAAATATTTAAATGGTAATTTTCAACAAACAAGAGCTTCTAGAGCTCATTAGAAACAGTTTAATGAACTTTAATGACGAGGAATTAAGTTATCTATTAAAGAGTTTATTAAAAGTAAACAAACCAGATCTAACTTCCCTATTATCTTTTTTATTAACTACTACTGATAAAACTACTACTGATAAAACTACAGTTAATAAATTTGATAAAATTAAACAAGCTCTTAAAGAGAGAATTAAGGCAAGAAAGTATTATAATTTTAATAGGCAAAGTATAGAGGATTATTTTAATATTAGTGGATCACTTGCTTGTAAAATTATTAAATCATTAGTTCAAGAAGGGTTAATAGAGAAGGCAGGCTCTGGTAAGAATTGCAGTTATAGAAAAATATAACTTAATATAACTTAACATAAAAAATATAAAAGGATTGACATTATAAAATATATATGATATGTTAGAAATGTATTACAGCAACAATAAGGAGAAATTTAAATGACTAGAGATAAATTTAATGAAGAGGAATTAAAAGAGTTACTTGTATTAAAATTAAAAAGTTATAGCCTAGCAGAATTAACTTATTTTCTAAAGCCCTTGTTAAAACCCCTGTTAAAGCCAGATATAAAGAATACAGGTGGATTAAATTACTATCATGGTACTAGCCTAGAACCACTACTAACCAAAGAGGATATATTTGAGAATATATATAAAGAGGTAGGAGTTGAGGCTAAAGATATAGTAAAAAAGAGCTTAGCTTTAAAAGTTATCAATGACCTAGTAGAGGAGGGAATTTTATAGGAAAATATAACTTAATATAACTTAACATAAAAATATAAAAGGATTGACATTATAAAATATATATAATATATTAGAAATGTAAATAGTAAGTTAGTAACAACAATAAGGAGAAATTTAAATGACTACAATGACATTATCTGAGTTCAAAACAAAGTACCTATCTACTACAACAAAAGAATTTGCTAAAGAGATAGGATGTAGTGCAATATGGTTAGCTAAAATAGCTGCTAAGCATAACATTAAGAAAAGAAGTTCATTTATTAACATTATAGAAGGTTAATTAAATGTTCAACGAAAAATGAGTTTAGAAAGTAATATGGAGAAAGAAACCTATGACAGAGTTAGAAATATTAAATAAAAAATGGGCAGAATTTAAAAAAGAAAAAGGTATAGTTGAAGCAGCTAGAATTATTAGGATGCTTAAAAGTACAAAAGTAAGAGAGTATTCACACCAACAAAAAATGGCACATAATTCTTATACGTTATTTGATCATGTAATGGTTAATTTACGTAGCCCTAGGAATACTTATTACATTACAGCATTTTCTGGCTCAATACCAGAAGACTACCCTGATTTTATTAAAAAGTTCATACGTATTGCAAAAAGAAATACTTATTTATTAGAAGAAAATTATATAGGAAAGGTGTAAAATAATGTTACAATTAAGTCAAAATGATAGAGATAAAATAAGACCTGCTGAATTAAGTTTCATAATATTAAATCATTTAAGTATGTTTGATTCTAAGCCAGAACAAATTAATCTTATTATAGAAAAATTTGAAAAGCTTAAAGATCATGTATTATATACACATTCATTATATTACCAGAAAGCATATGAGTACTATAACGTACATAAAAAATTTCCTGACATAAAATGGTTAACCTGTGCCCTCCCTAATATGGCTATTAAAAAACAACAGGGGAACTATTCTTATTATATCTATGAAGATTTTATAGCTGTTCTTGATAGAGANAGTACTAAAAAAGTATTGGAAAAAGTAAGTGAGGGAGATTTATCTAAAGAAGAAATAGATGAGGCAAAAAAAGCTTTAGACAGTTATAATAGTAATTCTAATTATAAAAGTATGCTTTTATCAGATGAAGATATTGAGAATGCAGAGGACATGGATTATATTGCCGGAAACCTATTTCCTAGAAAATCAATGTCTATTATATATGGTGAAGCAGGGACAGGTAAAACTCTATTAGTCTTTGATTTAGCTTATTCTTTAGCAAAAGGTGAACCTGTTTTTGATAGACATGAAGTATGTAAACCCATGAAAGTTCTCATTATAGAGGGTGATCAATCAGTTAGTTTTATAAAAAGTAGGAAAAAATTAATGGGTTATAGTAATGAGAATGTAAAATTTATATCTGCATTCCAAAGTATTCCCTCGTTTAGGCTATCAGACAACAGTACAATAGAAAATTTAAAAAAGGAAGTGGAAGAATTTAAACCTGATATAATTATTTTTGATACTATTATGTCTTTGTTTGGGTGTGATATAAGTAAGCAAGCAGAGGTAGATCCTATAGTATCAGAATTAAGGAAAATAGGAAATACATATGATCTTCATGTGTTACTTATAAGCCATACAAGAAAGAGAGCTACGGGTGAAAAAAGAGTTAAAAATGTAGACCAATCAGATTTAATAGGAAGTTCTATAATACAGAATCTAGCTTTTCAAATGCTTAGTATGCAGAAAGTATATGACGAAGATGACAACCAAGTTGAAAGTTGCTGCATTATAAAATGTACAAAACATGGTGAAGATTACCCTGCACCTTTTATCCAAAAAATTATTAAAGAAGAAGGAAAAAGAAAAATTGAGTACAATTATGATATTGATTCGTACAAAGATGGAGGTAATGAGTCGAATAAAAATAAAGTAAGTAATAAACCCTGTACAAACAATTATAGTATAAAAAACGCTATAATTTTTAACAGGCATGAAGATCTTAACAGGAAATATTATACTCAAGAACTTTCGACTCATTACTTAGTACACAAAAACACAATTATACGAATAATTAAAGAATTAATAGAAGAACAGGTACTAGAAAAAAATGAAAATGGTAAAAATATATATTATACATATGTAAAAGAGGATAAAGGAGAAGGTTCTAATACACAGGATATAATTGATTCTAGGTACGATTTTGATAATGATTAAAATTTATTAATACATTTCATGTACACAAAGAAATAGGTATGTACGAATAGACGAATGTACTAATAAGTAAATACCCATGAAAAAAGAATCTCTTTTTTTTTTAAAGATGATTATTTATATCCTCTATTCGTCCATTTGTCTCATGTAAATTCCTTTGCCTACTAAAATGTTATGAAGTAAAAATCCTACATGAAAATTAAAGTTAAAATCCTACATGAAAATTAAAATTAATTCTAAGGTTACTAGAAGCCTTTTAAAGAGAAGTTTATATTAAAGTGATAGTTTGTATCCTAAATT